GTTTACAGAGAAACAACTAGCAGCGGAGGAACTTAATAGCGCAAAAATAAAAGATAAGATACGTGAAAAGCAATATGAGAATGATAAAAAAATGCAGATAGCAATGGCTGCAATAAATGGAGCGCAAGCCTTAACAAGTATATTTGCTCAGTATCCAAAATTTGATGGTGGTTTTGCAATGGTGGCAGCTTTGGCTACATCTGTAATAACTACAGCAGCAACTATAGCGAAGATTAAAGCAACTACATTTAGCAGTACTCCTGCGCCTGCTTTACCTACTTTAGATAGTGGAGATGGAGGTCCTACAGGCCCTGACGCAGGAGGAGGAGCAGCAATAACTCCAGTTAGTAACACTAGCACAATCTTAGGAAACCAACAAGTATTTGTAACAGAGACAGACATAACAAACACACAAAACAATGTAAGCGTAATCGAAGAAAGCGCAACTTTTTAAATAATAAGAATATGGAAAAGACAGAATTACTAGAATTAGTTATAGACGAGGACGATGAAAGCGGAGTGCAATATATTTCGATAGTAGATCAGCCTGCTATAGAATCACAACTAATGGCATTTAAAAAACATGAGTTTGAAGATACATTTAATGACTACCCTGAAAGCGCAAGCAATAATGCAAAGAAAGCTATAGAGTACAAAGAGGAGAACGATGTCGATTGTGGTACTAGAGTAGGTTGGACTAGAGCGCGACAGTTAGCCAACAAAGAAAAAATATCGTGGGAAACTATTGGTAGAATGGCGAGCTTTAAAAGACATCAACAAAATAAAGATGTGCCTTACTCGGAAGGATGCGGTGGTATTATGTGGGATGCATGGGGAGGAGCTTCAGGGATTAACTGGGCTATTGCTAAAATGAAAACTAAAGACAAGTATAAGGAGCAATTCAAAATTGAAGACGAAGAAAAGCGAATTATAAGCGGTTACTTTATGAAAGCAGACCTCCCTATTATGAGACTAAGCGAAAATAACGAAAAGTTTTACGTGGTTTTTAGACGCGACACTATAGAGAAGATTGTAAACAAATTCTTTAAGAATGGATTGAATGCGAATGTAAATTTAATGCATGATAGCGATTCAGATGCAAAAGGAGTTTATGTTATTGAAAGTTTAATCATAGATTCTAAAAGAGGAGTTAAAACACCTATAGGTTTTGAAGATGCACCCGATGGTTCGTGGTGGGGAAGTATGCGAGTAGAGAATGACGAAGTATGGGAGCAAGTAAAGAACAAAACTTTTAGAGGCTTTTCGGTAGAGGGTATGTTTAAACAACTTTCTCCTGTTTCAATAGACGAAGAATTAGTAAACAAAATTAGACAAACGATACAAGAATTTGAAAAAAGTGTGCAAGACAATGTACAAGTAATAAATAATAAAACAATAGATAACATGAGCAAAGAAACTTTAGACAAAGTGAAAAAATTAATCTTCGGCGAAGATACAAAAGAAGTGGCTGTAGAGGCAACTCCTGAAGTAACCGAAGTTAAGTTGATGTCTGCTGAGTTAGCAGATGGAACAGTAGTAAACATCGAGCCTGCTTTGGAAGTTGGCGCAATGGTTACAGTTGAGGTAGAGGGCGAAGTTGCTCCAATGCCTAACGGAGAGTACCCACTAGCAGACGGAACAGTATTAACTGTAGCAGAGGGCGCAATCACTGACATTAAAGAAGTAGAAGCAGAGGAAGAGGAAGAGTTAAGTACAGAAGCAACTCCTGAGCCTGTAGTTGAAACAGTAACAGAAGCTAAGATTCGTAAGATTATTGAATCTACAGAAACTGTATTTAATGAGCAGATTGAAAAACTTTCTAATGAGTTAGAAACTGTTAAAGCAGAGTTTGCTAAATACAAAGAAGAAAGCGACACAAAAGAGAAAGCTATGTTTACAGCAGTTGAGGAACTTGCAAAAGAAAGCAGCGTAGCACCAATTAAGAAAAAAAGAAGTGGAGTTATATCTCCTAAAAAGAAATCAATTTTTACAAAATAAAAAAAACAATTAAAATTTAGAATTATGGCATTTAGCTTAGGAACATTAGCAGCATACATAGAGGACCAAGACTTTCCATTGATTGCACAGATGCAAGCAGCAGGAGGATTGGCAGAAGTAGCAGATATCCAAACAGGAATCAAAGGAAGCTCGCATTTACAGTTTTTATCAACTGACGTAGTCTTCGGATCTGACGCTTGTACAAGAACAGCAAGCGGAACAACAGCATTAACACAAAGAACATTAACAGTAGGAGCAATCGCAGTATCTGAAAACCTTTGTATCAAAGACCTTAACGGTTACTGGGCACAAGTATTAGTAAAGAAAGGAGCAGCAGGCGAAGAAGAAATGCCGTCAGAGATTGAAGCTGTTTACATGGAAAAGAAGATGAACGCTATGCAGAATCAACTTACTATTTCTGACTTTCAAGGAGACACTACAAGTGCAACAAATAACTTGTCTTATTACGATGGTCTTTTAAAAATCGTAGACGCAGGCGCAGCAGTAGACGGAAACACAGGAGGGGTAACAGTAGCGACAACTATCAGCACAGCTAACGTATTAGCTATCTTAGATGCTATGTGGTCAGCAATCCCTGAGAACATTTCTAACGCAGACGACTTATCTTTATTTATTCCTATTTCAGTTTATAAAAAATATGTAGTAGCACTTAAAAACGCTAACTTATTCCACTACTCAGGAGATGGCGAGCAAGAAAGACTTTACGGTACTAACGTAGCATTAAGACCTACAGTAGGACTACCGGGAGCAGCAGGAAGCGAGCGAATGATTTTGACTCGTAATGCTAACATCGTAATTGGAATGGACGGAGACGCTGACGAGGACGCAATGAAAGTTAGATTAGACCCAGTTACTGAGAAAAACATCTTCTTTGACGTTACATTCAAAAGAGGAGTACAAGTAAGATTCATCGACGAGGTTGTAGAATTTACATTAGTACCTTAGTAGTACTTTAACAATTAATTAAAGAGGGGTGGGTAAAGTGCCTAACCCCTTTTTTTATAAACATTAAAAAAATATACAAGATGGCATGTGCATTAACACAAGGAAGAGCGATTGACTGTAGGAACTCCGCGGGAGGCATCCAAGAGGTCTTAATTGCTAACTTCGGAAACATTACAATAGATACAGTAGCAGCAGGAGTAATCACAGGGTTAACTCAAGCAGCAGCAACTAGCTTTTTTAAATACAATTTAGAAAAAGAGAACGGAAGTTTAGTAGAAACTCAAACGGGTTCTTTGGAGAATGGTACTAACTTTTACGATTCAGTTTTAGATTTTAACACTAAAAACTTATCTTCAGCAGAAAGCGAAGAGCTAATGCTTTTAGATCAAGCGCAGTTATTCGTTATTGTTAAGGACATGAACGATAAGTACTGGACTGTCGGAGCTTACTACGCAGCCGATAAATTAAGCGGTACAGCAGTAACAGGAGCAGCGTTTGGAGATCACAACGGATACACTTACAGCATCACAGCTAAAGAGAAATTAAGAACTCTTGAAGTAGGTAGCTCAGTTATCGCAGGTTTGACAATAGCATAGTTTTAACCAACTAATTAAGGAGAGGGCAGTATTAATTTATTGCCCTTTTTTTATTTTATAGTTTTTTTTATACAACTATTAATTTTTTTTACAATAGATAAGTATGGAGTTAAAAGATGAATATAAAAGAGGCGGTTCTGTCTATCATAAAGTAGTCGGAAACGTGGCAATAGTTAATGACGAAAAAAGATTTTCGGAGTACAAAAAGTTAGGACTAGATGTTTTCAAAGTTGAAAAGAAAAAGAAGGAAAAGAAAGATTCTGAATAATGCCTATTTTAATCAACGAAAATACTACAAGCAATCTAACTTTGACATTAAAGGAAAAGACTACCCTTTCCTCTCCTGTATACCTATTTCAATTTAGAAATATAACCGAAAAAGTTAGCTACTATTGTATAATGGCAGACACTAGCTTATTCAAAGATAGGTACAATGAGTTTGTTTTTACAGAAGGAACAGACTTGCCACTAGTAGGGCAGTTAATTCTAGGAGCAGGAGGTCAATACGAATATTTTGTTTATGAGCAAAGCAGCTCAACTAACTTAGATCCGACCTTAGCAACTGGACTAGTAGAAAGCGGCTTAATGGATCTCGAGCGTGCTAGTACTACCTATAATCAGCACGACATAGACATAACCTATAAAACACATCAGGTAACATGATGAACAAAGAAAATATTTTAATCTTTAACTTTGAGGCTAATAAACCTCCTGTATTTAAAGAGGAGCGAGGTAAAGACTATATTGTTTACGGTACAGAGTCTCCATGGAAGAACTTATACCCGAATTACTTAGTAGAGCTTTACAATACCTCAGGAAAGCACAATAGTATAATAAACGGAAAGACTAACTACATAAGCGGTAGAGGTTGGAAAGTTGACGAAACAGTTAGAACACTAGAGGACAAAGTAAAACTAGAAAACTTTATTAATCATGTAGGTAGCGATTCACTTTTTGAGCTTACTAAAAAAATAGTAAAAGATAACGAGCTATTTGGCGGTTATGCTTTAGAAGTAATAGTTACTAAAGATGGCAAAGGCCTTATAATTAATCACATTGATTTTGGAGACATTCGCGTAGGAGTTGAGGAAGATACTTATTTCTATACCTCAGATTGGACAAGTAGAAAGCCTACCTCAAATGAGGACTTTGAAACATTAATGTCATTTCCTTTTGATGGCTCTGCTGTCAGAGGCGAAAGGTATATTTGTTATTATAAATGTTACCGACCAAATTTAAAAGAATACCCCTTGCCAAATTATGTAGCAGGAGTACCGTATATCGCAGCAGACTATGAAGTAGCTAACTATGTTTTAAACAATACAAAGCACGGTTACTCAGGTGGTACGATTTGGAACTTTCACAATGGACAACCAACTCAAGAAGCTCAAGCATACATAAAAAAACAGATTAAAAATAAGCATCATGGCAGCAATAACGCAGGAGAACCAGTTATTATTTTTGATGACGGAAAAGACAAAGGAGTTGAGATAATAAGTACAAACCCTAACGGACAAGATGATAAGTTTATTAACTTAAATCAGCAAATACAAGATGAGATATTCACAGCGCATGGAGTAGATGCTTCTGTATTCATTAAAACAGCAGATACAGGGTTTAGTAATAACGCAGACGAGCTTAGGGTAGCTATAGAGGCAATGAATAGCAGCTATATAGAGCCTGCTCAAAGAATGTACGAGAAGTTATTTAATGACTTTGCTTTATTGTTGGGTATGCCTAGCGGTCTTAGAATTGAAAAGATAGCACCTATAAAAGTACAGATTTCAGAGAGTACTTTAGTTTCTGTTTTGACTACAGATGAAATTAGAGAACTCGCAGGATACAAGCCTTTGGAGAAGCCTTTACAAAAAGAAGTTAAACAAGTATTTAGTGACGAAGATCGTGTTTATATTGAATTAGCAAACAAAGGGTATTTAGACAGCGAAGTTGAATTAATTAGCGAAAAATTTTTAGACTATAACCCTTTTGATTTTAAGGACATTGGAGCTATAGATTCACAAATAATAGATATACTCTCTAACGAGCCTAAAACACCTTTGAGTGAGTTAGCTTCTACAATAGGAGAAACAGAAGCAGAGGTACAACAAAGAATTAATAGACTTGTTAAAAATGGATTGCTAGATGTACAGAAAACACAGATAAAAGTAACAGACGAAGGAGAGGAGGAAGTATCTGAAATAATTACAGTTTACAAATATGTTTTAAGACCTTTAGCTCCTCCATTAAAAACAGAGAGTAGAGATTTTTGTAAAAGAATGGTAGCTTTATCGCGAGACAGGTCATGGACATACGAGCAAATAAATGAAACTAGGTTTCCATTAGGAAAAGGTAGTGGAAACAATGCGCAAGGAACGGATCTCTTTACTAATCGCGGAGGATGGTACACTAACCCAAACACAAAAACGAGAACTCCATTTTGCAGACACATTTGGAGTAGTAGAACGGTACGAGTAAAAAAACAGAAATAAAATGGCAAGAACTTTACTCATAGACATGGATTACATTAAGGACAATTCGATTCTTGATGACAATGTAGACGAAAGACTTATGGTAGATGCGCTATGGACTGCGCAAAGGGAGTATATTAAACCGATTTTAGGCACTAACTTATTTGATGACATAATAGCCAAAGCAGCAGCAGGAACCCTAGCAGGAAACGACCTTATATTAGTTAATACTTATATAGCACCTTGCTTACTTAAATACTTAGTTTTCGAGATGACTCCTATACTATCATTTAAATACAGAAACAAAGGAGTAGTACAGCAGACATCATAGAACAGCCAAGCAACCTCATTTGATGACCTTAACCATTTACTTAACAGATGGAGAGATAAAGCGGAGATGTTTGCAGAGGACATAATTAATTACTTAGTAGCAAACCACACTCTGTTTCCTTTATATACAAG